TAAATTATCAATATATTTTCCGAGAATAGTAATCGTGTCTTCAGCTTGATCAATGATTTCTTGGTCAACATCAATGAGTGTATCAGTAAAGTCTTCCACGATTGACAAATCTGCAACACCTGCCTTATAGATGTTATCTAATACACTATCAAATAAAAATGGATTCTGTTTATTAAGTACAACCACTTTAACAAAACAATCCTTTAGTGGTGTATAGTCATAGTTTTTCCATGCCTCAAAATCATTACTTGAATCATCATACATGATTTTATGAAACATCTTATATGGATTCAAAATGAATTCAAATTCTCGTGTCTCAGTATCAAACACATGAAATCCTCTTGGATCGTTATAATCAGCCCATGTCATTTCGTATTGATTGCCAAGATATGTGATATTGCCACTTGTTGACTTGTGGTGAAAGTGACCAGACAATACGATATCAAATCTTTCAAATAATTTTCTATCTAATCCTTCGTGACAGATATTGCCTCGATCCATTTCAAAACCTGCAATCTCAAAATGCCCAAATATAACTTCAACAGGTGCAGTCTTCAAAAACCCCATAGACTGTTCATAATTGTCTTCACATATCCAAGGCATCAATAGAATATCAACACCATCAAATGTAACTATCTTTGGATCGGTGTAAATGAACGGCTCATGTACACCATCATAAGTGGAACAAAGATTGTGAATTGCATTTACTTTGTTTGTGTTCTTATAATAGGTGTCGTGATTACCAATCATAATATGAGTATCAATGCCTTCTTTCCATAATCTTTTCATAAATCGATTTTGGAAATCAGATGCAATATTATGATTGATAAACTTTCTTCTATCAACAACATCACCTAAATGAATAAGTGTAGTAATGTTATGTTCTTTCAAATAAGGAAAGAACGTGTTTTCCCAAAACTTGAAAAAGTATTCGTTGAAAGCTTGACTATCCCCTCTTGCACCAAAGTGAGTATCATTAATAAGAGCGAGTTTCATAGCCTGTTAGTATAACTTACATCAATAGTATTGTCAAGCATTTTAAGGCAATTGTTCAAGAAACTTTTCAACGCCTTTGGTCTTACCTTCTTTTTTCTTTTTCTTAGCTTCTTCAAAGGTATGAATGAATTCTGAGATGTTATCATATAACTGAAACTGTCTCATATTGCCATCTGAGTCTTCAAACATTTCATCCTCACCAAGCAAACCAAACTGTTCTGTTGCCTTGTACTTAACATACAGTTGCTTCTTTTCTTTCATAATTCTACGGAGAAAGGCATAGTAAATGATTTGAGTGAAGTAGGCAAATGGATTCTTTGACTTACTTGGATCAAAATTTCTAAAATACATAAGGCAGTTTTCAATGCCATCTGCAATCATTTCATCTCGAAAAGAGTATGATATGAAGTTAGGTTTTCTTGAAAGGTGTTCTGCAATTTTTAGAAAGCATTCTCCTATGTAATTGGGAATTTGTGGATCTTCTTTTTCTGCTGCTTTGGCAACATCACACTTCTCTTTATATACAATCAGCGCATCTAAAAAGTCGGCATTGTTTACATAATGTTTTGGTTTCTTCTCACTCATATTTCTTCCTTTTATTTAGCTTGACATCGTGCTTGACAACTGTTATTATGGCGGTGTCCCCCGTTAGATGATATATTAGCTACCACATCAATGTAACCTGTTAGTCTTCTTACGGTTAATAATCTCAACAACATCTTCCTTCGTTAAATCACCCTCAGGGTCTTCATCCTCATTTTCCTCCTCATCTTCATCTTCATATTCATCTGATGCATCTCTTAGTTTTTGGCTAAGAGCATTATCTTTTAACATTTTAATTTGAGTAGTATTAACAGCCTTGTGGTAGTATTCCTTCAAATTATCCTTAGGATCAACGATAGTAAGTATGTCGCCTGAAAGAATGGTTGCAATGTTATCTTTAATCAATTCAATAGGCAACCAAGGTAACATCATCATAACAATACCTTGAGGTGTTCGCTTAAAGATGAGATGCATTGGATTATCCAACACAACAAGATTAGTGTTTGTATTGCCTGAGTAGCCAGCGATAATGTCCTCACCACTGTGTAAACGGACTATACGGACACCTTCAAATAGATTATTCATCTCTGAGTTCAATATTATAGAACTTGTATTTAAATTTTTCGTCATCATATATTCTAACACGATCCACAAAATGTTTCAAGGTGTAATTGGTATATTTGCCTATTCTAAAGTCATCTGAGATATCGAATAGAACTGCCTCATCTTTGTTTTCTCCAATTCTTAATCCTCGACCAATAGATTGAAGATTGCGAATTCTGGACTTGCTTGGGGAGGCAAATATAATATTATGCAGGTTGCGGATATTAACGCCAGTAGAGAAAGTACCATATGAAGCAACAATGATAGCGTCTTTTTCTTTTTCAGTAATTGCACGAACTGATTCCCGAATCTCAACATCCGTGCCACCAAAAACAAAAAACACATGTCTATTCTTAGCCTGTTCTTTAATGTTTGCATGTAAACTCCTACCTTGTTTTTCTACAAATTGAAATAATATAAGAGTGTTACCATTAAGAGAAAGAGCTAGGTTTCTAATGAAATTATTTCTTGCAGTATTCATAACTATGTATTCTAGTTCTTGGTTATAGTCCCAAGACCTTGCCATCTTACACACACTCTCTGGATGTTTAAGTATAAGACATTTAATTTTGAATGATGCAAGTTGACCTTTATCCATCAACTCAGCAGTAGATGTTGCTTTATAAACAGGACCAAATAGGCCTTCTAACACAAGGCGGTGGGTTTGGCTCCCATCTAAAGTTCCAGTTGTACCTATTCTATATTTAGCATTAACCAATTGTGTCATAATAGTTGTTAACGATTTGGCCTTGAATTGGTGGGATTCATCGCCAAAAACGAATTCGAATTGTTCAAAATACTCTTTGTCATTTTTGTAGATACTTTGCCAAGTAGTAATGGTAAGAAATTTATTTGTATGTTTCTCTTTACCAGAATATTGACGGTGACAGTATTGTTCTGAATCGTAACCATAATCTTCAAAGTCTTTATACATCTGTTCGACTAATGAAGTTGTTGGTGCAATTAATAGGCCTTTTTTGTTTTCTAGTTGTAAATGTCTTAGTATCAAGTATATGATTAAAGACTTGCCTGATGCAGTAGGAGACAGTAGGAGAATTCGTTTGTTACGAACTGCATGTACGAATGACTTTAACTGATAGTCTCTTACTTCAAGTGGTATATTTAATGTTGAGATGAATTGTTCTGCCTCAACAACAGAAAAGTTTTGTGTGACTGATACATCAGAATCAATTTCTAATGTGTAATTCCGTTCCTTACAAAAGATTTCAATGTAAGGAACAAGACCATGATAGATGGTGAAACTTCTTAGGTCTGCTAACCTAATTTTACCATCCCAAATTCTAGATTTATATGCAGGTGTGAATTGATGACCTGGAACAAAAAAGGTAAAGTAATCCGACAACTCTTGTGCAATACCTCTATCACACTCAAATTGAATATAGGCTTCATTCTTTTTATGTAGAATCAAATCAGCCATTTATATTCCACTAATAAACTTTTCAAAATCTATGAATGACCTTAACTGAAAAGTTCTGCTGTGTAATTCTTTTAATATACTTTGACACACATCAACAATTTCATCATGCATCATTTTGTTTGCAAGATGTTTATTGATATCATCATCACTCTCTAAGTATGTAGTGAGCTCAGATTTTAACACATATGGAAATGGTTCCCAATTATACTGTTTTAATTGGTCATCATCCAATTTACCTGTATAGTATTCCCATTTCAATCTCTTCATTTTGTTATACTTGAACTCAGATTCTTTAGACAATAGCCGATGCCTTGAAAGTATATTCAAATATTTGCTGTGTAGTTTGGGAATGTTGATTAGCTCTTTGCCTGGTTCTGTTCTGTCTATTTCAGAATCGGCACGCCACATCTCAAGTAGCTCGTCAAGTTGTTTCATGGTAAAATTCCTCCTTTATTGATTGGAGGATACACTAAAAAGGAATAGTTGTCAAGCCTTTTAGAACAATTTTTCTATATCGTAGTAACTGTACCTAAAAGTGGCATCGGCACTCATTGCTGTATCAGGTGAATCATTCGCACCCATAATGTAGGTGGATAATGTTGTTGGAAAGCAATCATATAATTTGTATCTATAGTAGGGCTTATTTGCTGAAGACAATATTGTAATTGAAGCATCAGAGTATTGTGGTTTTCTTGTTGCTGCTAAAATTGCAGATGCTTGTCTGTTAAGGTTACCAAGATTTTGATACTCGGTAAATTCCTTGGGAAAAGTCATTGCACGAATCCAATCGTGAATCTCTATCCAACCTTTTAATTCTTCATCAATTAAAAAGGTAATATTAAGTAAATCATAAATTGCTTTCTCACCTGGAACATACACATCAACGAATGGTGTATTTTGTGGAATTTCAGACAATGAGATTCCAGGAACACTTACTGACTGGCAGAAGTATTGTATGCTAGGTGCCCGAGCAAAGTTAATAATAAACTTATTCGGTTGTAGAAAGTTTGGATTGTTTGGGGTTCTATTAGTAGCTGTCATATGTGTATTTATGCACCAAAAAAAAGAGACCTCTTTTTAAGGAGGCCTCTTTTAGGATAACTTACTTATTATTATAAAAAATGTAAGTTATTGATTTTACTACTATTATTACATTATGTTGGATATTTTAAAAGCTCTATAGTAGTTGTTAGACAAACCGGTCAACGCACCAGCACCCTTTGAAGTGCCTTCTGCGAATGGGTTTGCAACAATACCGTAGCGAGTTTTAAAACCAATCTTTGGTTGGAATGTGCCAGTGTCAACTGCACGAACCATTTGCAAAGGAACATATGGGCAGTAGAAAATACCAGCGTCATATGCATTAGTGCCTTTGTAACCAACAACTGCAAACTCAGAAGTTCCGCTTGTAGTTGCAAATGGATCAATGTACACTTTGATGCGACCAAACATTGTACCAGCAAATGTATTGCCAGTATCGTCAACTGTTAAGTTAACTTGCGATTGTAAAGCAGAGTTGTAGTCAAGCAAACCAGCCATCGCAAATGCAGATGCAACATCTGAAGAAACGATGATGATGTTACCTTTACCTCTACGAGTTGTTTTAGCAATCGTATTGGCTTCTCTTTCGATTTGGAATGCCAAGCCTTTAACTTTTTCTACCATCCAACGACCGTTAGAATCTGTATCTAAGTCGAATGTACCGGCAGTAGTTGTACCTACTTGAGCACCAGTCTTAGCAACAGAGTAGATTGTGCGAACAATTTCACGGTTAATTTCTGCAAGAATTTCAGCAGACAAGATGTTTGCTAATTCTGTTTCTGCATCTAGACCATGAACTGCCTTCAAGTCTTGTGCCAATTCGATTGAGTATTCTGCCTTCAAAGCACGAGTCTTTGCAGTAACAGTAACTTTCTCAATAGAGAATGCCATTTCTTGAAAGGTGTTAGAACCATCACCCAATGCTTCTGCAAGAGCAGTAGACATACCGGCAACGCCTGCACCGTTTGCAACGAATGTGTTAGCAGTTTGATTACCAACTGTCAACGCAGTTTGAGCGGTACCTAGACCAGAGAACCCTGTGTTAGCTTCGTTGTAGAATGCTTCTGTACCTAATGGAGTTGCGTAGGTAGAGCGCATTGCAAAGATAAGTCCTGTAGGACCTGTCATTGGTTGCACGCCGCAAACATCATAAGCAATAAGGTTAGGCAGTGAACGGCGAACCAAACTGATTAGAATTGGATCAAAACCGGCAACTGGACCTGATGCAGTAGCACCATTCGAGAAGCCTGTTGCACCACTTGAACCCAAACCAGCAGACGCTGCGTTGGTTGGAACTGCTTCGTTCAAATAACCACCGCTTGCTTTCATCATTTCTTGAGCTTGATTCTCAAGAATAACTGCTGTGACAGCTTTACGATATGGGTCTTTGATTGGGGCTAGGTCTGGATGATCCAGAACACCTTCCCACTTTTTCTGTAGATTTTCGGACAAATACATTTGTTATCTCCTTGAGGTTTACTAATTAATTTTTTGTTTTAGAAATAGCTTGAGATACTGCAGCAACGAAGGGATCATTAATGAACTTCTTTGCCTCTTCTTCTACAAACTCTTCGTGTAGTTGTGCTTCTGTTGCTTTCTTAGCGCTAGAAGGAAAATAGTTCTCACGGATTGTTTCAAGTTTTTGTGTGTATTCGTCCTCTGTGGAGAATTCTACACTCTCTGCGAGTGATTTGATTTTTTCAACTTGAGTATCGGTAAGACCGTCACATACTTCACGGGTCATTTCTACTTTGCGTGACTCAACCAATGATTTCTTTAGGTCAACGGCACGTTCGATTTCTTCATTGAGTTTGCTTTCAAGTTCTTCAACTTTACCAGCAAGTTCGTCAACGAGGTCGATTTTTTCTGCAGGAACATCAATATAGTGTTCTGCAAATAGATTACGCATACCAGCAATAAAGTCTTCTGTCAACTCTGAGCGGAGACCAGATTCGATAGCGATTTCATTATCTTTCATCCATTGTTCAACAACATATGAAAGGTAGTCATCTACTTTTTCGGTAAGGTCAGCGCGAATAGACTCAACTGCTTCTTCAAGCATGCCAGCATATTTTTCTTCTGTTTCTTCTTCAATTTGTGATACACGGTCAGCAACACGAGCTTCAAAAATTGTAGAGACTTTAGATTTGAATTCTTCTGAAATGGTAGAATCGTCAGCAAAGAGAGCGTTAACATCCTCTTTCATCTTTTCTTTCATTTTCATTTTCTTCATCATTGCTTTGTCTTCGGCTTCATCACCGTGCATTTCAGCAATAACATCATCTTCATCTTCTGTTTCTTCCATCTTAGCGGAAGCAGCAGACGGTTTTGTTGTTGGTGCGACTGCCTTGCCTTTGATTGCTTTTGCGGCGTCAATCTTTGCAGAATCATCCATTGGTTTGGAATTCTGATTAGTTGGTCCACCTAAATCTACGACTTCGGCATCGGCTTTATACATTGGTTCACCAGATGCTGATCTCTTGCTTCCTGCAAGAATGTCGGCTGCGGCTTCCATTAGTTTATTTGTTGCCATTAGGAATCTCCTTATGATTTCTTATTTATAAAATTAAAGTTTTCTGAGGTAATTTTCAAACAATTTGAAAGCAACTTCTTCTATTTGTTTAGAAGATGCTTTCTGTATTTGTCTTTTTGCGTTGTCAAAGTCGGCTTCAACGAAGTGTCCTTCAACAAACATCCATTCTTTATTTTCCATGATGCCATTGACAAAAGCACCTGGAGCAGAAGGATCCGCCACAATGTCTGCCGCTGTTGCAAGCCTCAAATCATCTTGTACAAGGTTGTAACCTTCTTTAGTGGTAACAACAGAACCAAGAGCTCTAGAAGATACTCCGATGCTTACTTCATTATCAATAAAGTTCTTAACAATTTGACCGTATGGTGTTTCAAGAATTAATGCTTTTCCGTAGAAAGTATTACCGTCTTCTACAAGAGAAACAATTTTATGGGACACTCTTTCTAAATTAATAGATGGAGTGTCTGGGTGACCAAGTTCACCGAGTGCTCGATTGGTCTTAATATATTCTTCATTGTATCTCGAAACTTCATTTCTCAAAGTTTTCATTTCATACATACGATTATTCTTGTTAATCTTGTCACCAACTAAGAATGTACCTTCAATGAACAAATTCTTTTTACCGTTTTCTGAAGCTTCGGTAAGATATTTTACATTCTCTACGGTCTCTCTGATTAGTTTCATTACATTCCCACTAGTGTATTAGCATATGTTGCTGTTTTGGTAACTTCCATAACCATAGAACCACCAGTGTTAATCGTTATAACAATTGATGATCCATTATTGTTTGCTACTGAATGATTCAATTCATCAAGCATCATTGTACCAGAATTGTGTAGCATTAACACTGGAACAGAGTTTCTAATAATTTGAATATTTCCATTGGTTGACCAAGTTAATCTTCTAATGTTTGCAGAAGAAACAGCTTCATTAGCATCAAATGCTAAATTTGCTAAAGATACTGTTGTAGTTCCTGCATCAGCAACTCTAATAATAGAAGCGGATCTTTGTGTGTTAGTTATTTCGAATGGCATATTATCTTAGTCCTAGTGATGAACGTCTTCTCATTGACAGTTTTCTTTTCAATAGAGTTTGGCGTAATTTAGCTTTTCTAGTTGTTTTCCATGACCGTTTCAACAAACGAGCCTTTTTTAATCTTACTGTTGCAGGTATTCTTTTTACAGTATTACCTGAAATTCTATACCCCTTAATGCCAGACTTTCGTACATTCTTCTGTACAACAATTTTGCCTTTTGCATTTCTTCTAATTCTTCGGCGAATCTTATTGATTCTACCCATCTTGATGATATTAGCACTACCTGCTTCATCAAGAT